AAATAAAATTAATTTAAAAAAACTTTACTTTTTTAGGTTAAAAATTCTTTGGTTTGTTAAATAAGTTGTAGATTAGAGTATCGTTAACAATTAAAACAAAACAAAAAACAAATATTATGAAAAATTTAAATAAATCAAATTTCAAAAAAGGCGACAAAATAATTTTGACTACTCCGTGGAATCACCTACTTGGTAGGGAACGTAGAAATGTAGTTGTTGATTCTTACAATGTAAGGGAATGGACTATCTTATCAATCGGTAAAAAAGAATTGTTGTTAAGTGATTCGGATGGAAACAAAGGTGATTGTTATTATTCGGATAGAGATGGTAATTTTTTAATAAGCAACAATGATGTTCGGTATTATGCAACAAATGAAAGTGAAATAAATGCTAATATTGAAAAAATGCGAATCAATGATAAATTTAGCACGTCAACATTTGAAATTGTAAACATAAGATATTAATTAAAAACTTAAAACTAAAAAGCCTTGCATTATTTCTGTGAGGCTTTTTTAGTTTATAGCACTCTTGTATTCCACAAAACTCATTACCTCATCAAATGGTGTATTAAACACCTGGTCTAATTTATTTAAGTCTTTCTTCCATACTTTCCACCAAGCTACGGAGTACGAAAATACGTTTGATTCTGCAACGTTTGCAAATATAGGGTAGAAGCCCAAGCGTTTAATGTACTCGTTAGTTTTTCCATCTCCGCTTTTAGTTGTAAATGTGGCTGCATATTTATTTTGTGATTCCTCGTAGAATTGAGCAAAAAAAAAGCGCACGAGTAAAATAAATCCATCCTTCCGTACTTCTTTAAAAACTCTATCCGTTCTTCTATCTCTTGCAAATCTTGGTAGTATTCGCCTTCACGCATATAGATGGCAGCTATTATAATTCCTTTATCTGCATCTTGGTAATCTTCGTATATGCTTAGTAGGCTCATCGTATCTACAAAATCACCACAGCTTCTCTCACCAAAGTTAGGTATTTCAAACTTCTTGCCTTTAATCTTAAATTTACGTTTTGGTGTTTCATTTTGTAGCCAGGCAAACTGCATCATAAACAAGTTATTTACCTTGTCCATATCCATACGCAGTAAATCATCCATTTCTAATCCTATGCTTAAAGCTGACATAGTGCCACACATAGACTCTACGGCAAGTTTTTGGCTTTCCTCAAGTTTGCCCTCCTCAAGTAAATCATTTGCCTTTAAAGCTGTGTTTAAATGCTCTTGTGCTTTACTCCATTGCTCAATGTTTACATCATATCTACCACTTGGCAGCTTGACATCCTTTTTACTCTTTCCGTTTGCTGTTATCGTAAATATATTCATCTTCTAATTTAGCTATAAGTTTATATAATTTATCCTCATCCTTTTTACTTGATGATAGGTTAATTTTGTCTATTAAGTTTAGTATTTGTATTTCAACATCACTCATAAAAATACTTGGTTTTTCTTCTTACCGAATTGATGCCAAATAAAATAACCACCTGCATCTGTTGCGTGGTCTAATCCTAACGTTTTGTCTGGCTCTCCGTTTCTATATGGTTGTTGTTCTAAACAATCTGTGTACGTTGGGCATTTATAGGTGTTAATTAGATAGCTTTTATCTTGCAGTTTTTTGTTCATTGTGTTTACCCTATCCTTTACGTTAGGATTTACCTTCAATGCTCTGACATTTATACCAGCTTTCTTGATTGTATCAATGTCCGTTATACTTGCACTTGTCTTAACCGCTTTACCACTTGCGTCGGGATAAGCAAATAGCCGATGATTAGGATAGCGACCTTTTAATATTTGGCATATATCCTCCGTTTTGTACGCATTAACCACCTCATCTACTGCAATAGGATTGCCCTCATCTATAACGTGAACAATCGCAGCCATAGCACCCACGTTGAAATCCAAACCAATGTGCAATATATCTCCATCTTGTACCTCTCTATCGGAATGATTGCCACTTCTATCAAAGTGATTGTAAACTGCGCCACTTGTTAAATTGACAAACTCACCTTCAAGATATGCTCTTAATAGTTCTGGTGTGTACGTTTCTTCCAGGCTTTCAATATAGCTATCTGAGATAAAAGGATTGTTTCTTGTAGATGCTCTTATCAATAGCTTACTATCTGTGTCACGCTTAACAAAGAAATCATAAAGAAACCTAAAGCCTTCTGGTGTGCTTACAAAATCCGTTGCATTATTGTTGCCATCCGACTTAACGGAGTTCCTCGCTAATATCTTTACCATCACATCTTCCATCTTGCGCTTTGGCAATACATCTGCCTCATCAATTAAACTGTAACCTACTTCGTATCCTACGATTAAATCTGGATTGTCCATTGAGCGCATTATAATCCTGCCATATGGTGTTATTATATCCTTGTCTGACTTGTTCAGCGTAAAAGGTATATTCGCTTGTGTGAGTGCTTCTGTAAACTTTGGGAATGCAATATCTTTAATTAATGGATATGTAGGTAAATAGTAAGCTACATCTACGCTTGGATATTGTAGCTTTTTAGAGATTGTTTTCCATATTCCTATGTGACTTTTACCACTACGAAATCCACCAACTAAACCAGTATGTCTGTGTTGGCTTTCTAAAAACTCGCTTTGATGCTCAAGTAGGTTTACCATCTTTGCCTATAATTCTAAATTGTAATGGCTCTACCTGGTGCGTATTGTCCTGCGTTATTTGTTGTGGTGCTTTTCCCATCAATCTATCCATTGCAGCTTGGTATGCTCTTGTGTCACCCTCATCAAATGCTTTCTCAATTTGCTTTAAGGTCATTGCTATGTCCAAAGTAAACTCATTGTCCTCTAAATCTATGCCTACTTTATTGGCTATCACTTTGCACTTATCTAATCTTTCACCACTAATTAAGGCATCTGCTAAATCTTTAAGCGTTTTCTTTTTCCTATGTCCAGCCTTTTTAACTTCTGATGATGGCTGATTATCTTTTGTAAATCCGTTTGTATTTATTTTATTGCCAAAATTTTCTTCCCTACCCATTTGAGTGATTTAAGAGTGATTCATCAAATCTATGCAATTTATTT